AAAGGATTTACTAGTATATGAGGGAGTACAAGGTAGAAAACCAACCCACAAACGTGTTAGTAAAGAATCAGATTGGAAAACTTATTATGGTTCCAATAAACACCTAAAAGAATCCATTGAAAAATATGGTAAAGAAGAATTTGAACGTTATATAATTAAGTTGGCTCCAAGCAAAAAATTACTAACTTATTACGAGACACAATATCAATTTGTCCATCAAGTTTTAGAAAGATCTGATGAATTCTTCAATGATAACATTTTAGGAAAGTTTTTCACAAAAGATTTTGATTTTTAAAATATCTTTCGTATATTACACCCAATGATAAATGAACTGCTAGTTAACCTAGTAAATTCAGTTTTAGGAACTGGTAAAAGAACAGCACGAGGCAATCAATCATACCTCTGTCCTTTTTGCCATCACCATAAACCAAAACTAGAAGTTAACTTTACTGAACATAAAAAAGGCCATAACCCTTGGCATTGCTGGGTTTGTGGAAAGAAAGGAAAGACAATAAAGGTTTTATTTAAACAATTAAAAACTTCATCGGACAAATTTCTAGAACTTTCTAAATTAGTAAAAACTGGAAGTGAAGTAGAAGAAATTATAGTTGAAAATCATGTTGAATTACCTAAAGAACTCAAACAAATTATAAACAATCCAGATTTAACAGCTAAAAGAGCATATAATTATCTTAGAAAAAGAAATGTAAGTGATGATGATATTTTAAAATACAATTTAGGATATTGTGATTTTGGTAGATATAATAATATGATTATAATACCATCATATGATAAAGAGGGTTCGTTAAATTACTTTACAGCACGTTCATTTGAAAAAGACCCATATATTAAATATAGAAACCCAGATTGTTCAAGAGATATAATACCTTTTGAATTATTTATAAACTGGGATTCACCTTTAGTACTATGTGAGGGTCCATTTGATGCCATAGCAATAAAAAGAAATGCTATACCTTTATTAGGTAAAAACATACAATCCTCTTTATTAAAGAAAATAGCACAATCAACAGTAAAAAAAATATACATAGCATTAGACACTGATGCAATGAAACAAGCTTTAAAACATTGCGAATATTTATTAAACCAAGGAAAAGAAGTATACCTTGTTGAATTAGAAGGAAAAGATCCAAGTGAAATAGGATTTTCTTATTTTACAAAACTAATCCAAAATACTTTCCCTTTAGATGAATATAGTCTAATGGAAAAGAAACTTTCATTGATATGAAAAAAAGAAATGTTAAAAAGAAATATAATAGGATATTAGAAATATCTGAAGATGCAAAACAAATAACATTACCAGACTCCAGATACTACAGAAGAAATGGCCTATATTACCCATCTATAACATATGTTTTAAGCTATTATCCCAAAGGAAAATTTTTCCAAGATTGGCTTAAAAAAGTAGGATATTCAGCTGATTATATTGTTAAAAAAGCATCAGAAGATGGTACCCAAGTGCATGAAATGTGTGAGGATTATTTAAATGGTAAAGAATTAAATTTCTTATCACCTTCAGGTAATCCTATATATGACCCAGCAATATGGCAAATGTTTTTAAGATTTGTTGATTTTTGGGAAGAATATAACCCAACACTACTAGAAGCCGAAGTTCATTTATTTTCAGATGAATTCAAAGTAGCAGGCACATGCGATTTAGTGTGTGAAATAGATGATGAAATATGGATTATAGATTTTAAAACATCAAACCATTTACAAACAACTTATGACTTACAGACTGCGATTTATGCCAAATGTTATGAAGAGTGTTTTGGTAAAAAAATAGATAGAGTAGGAGTTCTATGGTTAAAATCATCCAAACGTGGACCTAAAGAAGGTAAAATTCAAGGAAAAGGTTGGGAAATGTATGAATCAAAACGTACACAAGATGAAAATATAGATATATTCTTAACTGTAAAAAAATTATTTGACCTAGAAAACCCAAAACACACACCAATATTTACTGAATTCAGAACGCAAGTGAAGAAAAAAGTATAATATTTATACTCATGATAAAATTGATAGATTTATTATTAGAAGTGCAAGGTAAACCAAAAGCAATTATTTTAGCTGGGGCTCCTGGCTCTGGAAAAGGTTCAATTTTAGGAAATTTAAATCTTTCTAATTTAAAAACTTTTAATTTAGATGATACTATATCAGCATTATCTAAACAAGATGGTTTTACCTTAAATCAAAAATCGGCTGATGCTGAAGATAGAAGTAAATTCATGAAAGCAATGGTTCAAGCTACTAAAAAACTTAAAGGAGAACAAATCCCACAAGCCATAGCAAATCGTGATTCTTTCATACTAGATGGTACATCATCATCCAAGAATCAGACCATTAAATTGCTAGATCAGCTAGAACAAGCAGGGTATGACGTCCTTATGCTTTATGTTTATACTGACCTAGAAACGTCGCTAAAGCGCAATCAAAAAAGATTTGAAAAATCTGAAGGAGAAGACAGAAGTTTAATGCCAGGTGCTGTATTAAGTACATGGAATAGTGTAACTCAAAATTTTGATATTTATAAAGGAATGTTTGGGGATAATTTTGTTTCTGTAGCTAACACAGGTGAATCTGAAACAATGAAGGATATAGAAGATATACTTCAAACATATATAGAGCCATTTAAAGTTACAGATGGTAAACCAAAAACAGAAAAAGAAGCAGCAAGATCTAAAGCACAAAAAGAAAAACTAAACCAAGAAGTACAAAACATTCTAAACTCAGACCAAGTACAAAACATTCTAAACTCATCTATATCAAAAGAAGAGGCACAAGGTAAGATAAATGCATTTTTAAAATGAGCGAATTAAGTGATTTTCTAGTAAAAAGTATTTTAAATGAAGAAACTGAAAGAGCAGTAGCTTTATTTGGGGGAGGGTTTAAACCTCCTACAAAAGGTCATTTAGAAGTAATTAATCAAGGTATTAAAAATAACCCTGAAGTATCTGAAGTAAAAATATTAGTAGGAGCCAAAAAAAGAAATGGATTTACCCAATCCCAAGCTGTCAAAATTTGGAACTTATATAATGATATAGGTTTTATAGACAAGCCTGCTACAATTATACCGGTTAGCTCACCTTTCACATACTATAAAGAATATTTAAAAGAACACCCAGAAGATAAAGTATATGTGTTTATAGGTTCAAGGGAGGATGATAATAAGGATCAAATAGATGTAGTTGAAAGATCAAAATTTGTAAAAAATTATAGTGACAATGTAATACCTGTAGAAGTTTCAACTGGGGGGGGTGTAAGTGGGACTGAGGCAAGAAAATTATTTAAAACAGATTTAGATAGTTTTAGAAATATGTTCCCTGAAAACTTAATAGATCAAGACTGGAAAAAAATATTAGACATACTAAATAACAAAAAAGAAAAATCTAATAAAATTACATCTAATAAAACAAAACCACTTAAACCATTAAATGAAAATGCATCATATTCTCAACATATAGATGTTCAAGATAAAATAGCTCAATTAACACAGTATATGATTGATAAGGGTATGAACATTGTACCTTTACCTAAAGTAGTATTTAAGAATGCTGATTCATCTAATGCTAAAAACTTCTTTGGTAAAACCGCTTACTATGATCCTAATACTCAAACTATAGTACTATACACAGAAGGTAGACATCCAAAAGACATTGTACGATCATTTTCACATGAAATGGTCCACCATAAACAAAATTTAGAAGATAGATTAGGTGGTATTAATACTACTAATACTCAAGAAGACGATCATCTAACAAAAATAGAAAAAGAAGCATATTCAGATGGTAATTTAACTTTTAGAGGTTGGACTGATACAATTTTAAATGAGGATAAAGACCCATTTGAGTTAAAAAAACTAGTAAAAGAAATCTTCCCAACAGAACCACAAGAACCCTTGGCTCCCCAAGAAAAAGTTCGTATATTTAATAAAAACTGCGATTGTGATAAAGCTTAAGGATATTTATAATAAGATAGTGGAGGACATCCAACCTCCAAAATACACATTATATTGTGACATGGACGGTGTATTGTGCGATTTTGAAAAAAGATTTGAAAAATACTCGGGGGGTCTTACCCCAAACGAATATAGAGCTAAATATGATTTAAACGCATTCTGGAAACTAGTAGATGGTGAAGGAGTTGGTTTTTGGGTTGGAATGCCTTGGATGCCTGATGGTAAACAATTATATGATTATATAAAACCAAACCTATATTCTTTACTCTCATCCCCCTCATTTGATAACAGTTCTCGTTTAGGAAAAAGATTATGGGTTAAAAAGAATATGCCCGGTACAAAACTTATTTTAGCTTCTAGAGCTAATAAACAAGATTACTCTAGAGAAAATGCTATACTTATTGACGATCTTTCGAAAACCATTAATGAATGGAATGCGAATGGAGGTATAGGGATCCTGCATACCTCGGCTGCTTCAACAATTGAACAGCTTAAAGAGCTGGGATTATAGTATTAATTAAAACCTTAATTATGGATAAAATGAAAAGTATCATTAACTCACCATGGTTTAGAGCTGCTCTTTGTGGGGTTGTTGCTGCTGCTTTATTAGTAGACAGTAATGTACTTTACGGAGGCATAGCCATAGGAGTTGGAGCAAGGGAACTATTACTTGCTTTCAAGAGTTAAAGTCAGTTTATGTAACAAGTTTCGTAAACTTAATATTAACTTTTAAAACTTAAAATCATGGAAAATGTAATGAACAAAGTAACAGCCTTTTTAGGCGGATTAACAACAATCCTATTATCATTCGTATCA